TTGATAATTGGGCTGGAAAATATGCTGCAACAACTGCTATAACAGGTTTAAGATTTTTTATGCAAAGTGGTAATATAGAAGCTGGAAGATTTTCTTTGTATGGAAGAAAACATAGTTAGGAGTAACCCATGGCTATTTCTAAAGTTAATTATAACAGCCTGAATGTAACTCCCTCAGCAAGTAAATTTTTAGCATGGGACTCAGATGCAGATGCTTTAGCAGCTTCAGATATTGGCGGTTCTTTAAACCTAATATCCACACAAACTGCTAGTAGTAGTGCTAGTTTATCTTTTACAAGTGGCATAGATTCTACTTATAAAGAATATATTTTTAAAATTATTAATGTACATCCTTCAGCAAGTAATCAAAGATTAGCAGTAAATTTTTCTGTTGATACAGGTTCAAATTACAATGTAACTAAAACTACTACATCTTTTAGAGCGGCACACACCGAAGCTGATGGAACTCCAGATTTTGGCTATGTTACTTCTCAAGATTTAGCACAAGGAACTGGTTTTCAAAATTTATTTATTGGAGCACCTAGTTCTGCAGGTAATGATAGTAGTGGTTCAGGCACTTTACATTTATTTGATCCATCAAACACAACTTTTGTAAAACATTTTATTTTTAGAGGATCATCTTATCAAGAAAACGATGCAGCTTGTGATTCTTTTATAGCAGGTTATGGAAATACTACGAGTGCAATTGATGCAGTTCAATTTAAATTTGTATCAGGTAATATAGATTCTGGTGTAATTAAAATGTATGGAGTAACATAATGGCTTTAACAAAATTTGAATATAATAGTTTTGATGTAACACCAGTAGCAAGTAATGGTTTTGCTTTTAACTCTACACCTAATGGTTTAACGACAGCATCTGCAGGGGCAATGACATTAATTAAAACACAAACTGCTAGTGATGTAGCATCAGTAGAATTTAAACACGGAACATCAGATGTGGTTCTTGATGGAACTTACGATACGTATCTTTTTAAATTTATTGGTATGCATCCAGAAACAGATGCTACAGATATGACAGTAAATTTTTCAGTTGATACTGGTTCAAATTATAATGTTTCAAAAATGACAACTTTTTTTAGAACACAACATTACGAAAATGGTACAAGTGGTGTTGTAGCGTATATAGCTGGAAATGATTTAACAGAGGGCACTGGAGAACAATATTTAAATCAGGATGGAAGTATGGGTGCTGATAACGATCAATGTCTTGCTGGTAAGATGTATCTATTCAATCCATCATCAACCACTTTTGTAAAACATTTTATGTCTGATACAATAGAAGTAAATGCTGGTGACAGATGTAGAGAAGCTTTTGTAGCTGGATATGGAAATACTACAAGTGCCATAGATGCTGTTAGATTTAAATGTTCTAGTGGTAATATAAATGGAACAATTAAACTTTATGGGGTAACAAAATAATGGCTTTAAGTAAATTACAATATAATAGTATAAATGTAACACCAACTGCTGGTGAAGGTATTAGATTTAATTCTGGTGCTAATGGTTTTGAGACAGCAAGTGCTGGTGGTAATTTAGTTAAACTTTCTGCGTCAACTGCTAGTTCAAGTGCAACAATTTCATTTACTTCGGGAATAGATTCTACATATAAAGAATATTTATTTTTATTTAATAGTATCCATCCTGCTACAGATAGTGCAAATGTTCAATTTCAAGGAAGCACAGATGGAGGAAGTAATTACAATACAACTATAACTTCAACTTATTTTCAAGCTCAAGCTAATGCAAGTGAAACAGCCTTAGAGTATGATGGTGGTCAAGACTTAGCTCAAAGCACTAACTTTCAAACTATCTTAGGCAAAGAAGTTGGTAATGGAAATGATGAATCAGCAAGTGGAATGCTTCGTTTATTTGACCCAAGCAATACTACTTTTGTAAAACATTTTTTAGCAACTGGTAATTGTCAAGATACAGAGGCTATGTCTAGACAAGGATTTACTGGAGGATACTTTAACACAACAAGTGCAATTAATGCTGTTCAGTTTAAAATGAGTTCAGGTAACATGGACGCTGGAACTATAACAATGTATGGAGTTAAATAATGGCAATAGTATCTGCAAACAATAATGCTTTATCAGCAATCACAGCTTTACCAGCTTCAATATCAGGTGGTGGATTAAATTTAATATCTACACAGACAGCTAGTAATAGTTCAACATTAGATTTTACAAGTGGAATAGACAGCACATATAAAAAATATATTTTTAAATTTATAAATATTCATATTATAACAGGTGGTCAAAATTTTGGTTTTCAAGCAGATACAGGAACAAATACTAGTTATGCTCAAACCATAACCAGCACATTTTTTGAAGCTGTACACGGAGAAGATGGTTCGGGCGGTGCTGTAAGTTATAAAACAGCAAAAGATCAAGTACAAGCAACGGGATTACAAAGTTTGGGACAGCCAGGTGATAATAATGATGCAAGTATATCAGGCACATTACATTTATTTGATCCTAGTAATACTACTTTTGTAAAATTTTTTCTTGCTAGAGGTTGTCTAAATGAAGATGGTGGCGTAGCAAGTGATAATCATGTTGGAGGTTATATTAACACAGCTACAGCGATAACTAGAATACAATTTAAAGCATCATCAGGCAACATAGATAGTGGAGTTATAAAATTATATGGCGTTAGTTAAATACAATAATAATTCTATAAGTTCTATTACTGCAACAGCAGGTATGCCAGCAGGTGCTATGACTTTAATTAAAACTGTAACAGCATCTTCAAGTGCAAATATTAGTTTTGTTAATGGTACATCCAGTGTGGTATTAGATAGTACATATCCAATTTATTTATTAGAATATATTAACTGCCATCCTGGACATAGCGGTCGTGTTGATTTTCAATTTAATCTTTCAGCAGATACAGGTTCAAACTATAATGTAACTAAAACTACTAGTGTCTTTCATGCTTACATTGGTGAGGGAGACCCTAGTGCTGTGTTTACTCATTATGCTGGTCAAGATCTAGCACAAGGCACAGGTTATCAAGTGCTTGGAGAAGTTGTGGGTAATGGTGCTGATGAAGGTATTACAGGATACATGTATATTTTTAATCCAAGTTCAACAACATACGTCAAACATTTTATGTGTCACAACCAATATATAGCATTAGATGGTGGTGGTAATGCCTATAATAAATCTGACTATATTGCGGGTTACGGAAATACAACGTCAGCAGTTGATGGAATAAATTTTCAATTTGCTAGTGGTGATATAGATGCTGGAACTTTTAAACTCTACGGAATTAAGGATAGTTAATGAGCATAGTTAAACTTAATAATAATGGTGTAAAGAACGCAACTACTTTTGGTAGCATAACTGGTTTAGGTAATTTAAAATTTATATCAAGATCAACTGCTAGTTCATCATCAAATTTAAGTATTACATCAGGTATAGATAGCACATATAAAGAATACATATTTTTCTTTAATAATATTCACGCATCAACACAAGCACATTTTCAAGTTAATTTTAGTGCTGATGGTGGAAGCAACTACAATGTTACGAAAACCACAACTTTTTTCTTTGCTTCTCACAACGAAGCTGGAGATTCTACAAGTTTATCTTATCAAGATAGTCACGATATAACAGGAACAGGTGCACATTCTTTGGGTTTATCTTTTAGTAGCGATAGTGATGCTGGTGGTGCTGGATATATGCACTTATTTGATCCAAGCAATACAACTTTTGTAAAACATTTTATAGCAGTAACTGGAGGTTTTACTGATAGTGATTACTATAATACTAACTATACTGCAGGATATGCTAATACCACTTCAGCAGTAAATGCTGTACAATTTTCAATGGCATCAGGAAATATAGATTCAGGAACAATCGATTTGTATGGGGTAAATTAGGCTTTTACAACTATATGAAATAGTATATAAACAAAAAACAAGGAGAACAAATATGCCTAGATTCAAGATGGTTAACGGTGAGCGAATACAATTCACAGCAGCTGAAGAGACAGCAAGAGACGCTGAAGAACAAGCGTGGGCGGATGGTGCTGTAGCAAGAGCACAAGCTGATTTAAGAGCTAAAAGAAATAGACTCTTAGCAGAAACAGATTTTTATGCTTTATCTGATGTTACTATGTCATCTGACATGACAACATACAGACAAAATTTAAGAGATCTTCCTGCTGGTAAAGACACTGTTGCAAAATGTACAGACGCTACTTGGCCAACTAAACCGTAGGGCATAGGAAACTACTATGCTGCAAAAAGTTAAATTTGCTCCTGGATTTAATAAACAAGTCACAGCAACTGGAGGCGAAAGCCAATGGGTT